CTGGTGCCCAATAAAGTCAGACCAAGGTTATCCAATTGGAGCCTTGTCCACTAATTGGGATCTCTTTTTCTAGTCCACCCGGCCTAAGGACGAATCCTTAAACTAGTAAGACCTTATAAGAGCCCATAATGGATCAAACTTTACTGTTTCTTCTGTTGGGGCACATTCACGACTAGCTCTCGCTCACCTGTTTCTGAGACTATGACTGTAAAAGTCCAGTCTTTTCTCACAAATGGCTGTCCGAAGAACCCACTTGTCTCAGTGATCAATTGGCGAAACAGAGGTAAATCCCTCTTGAATGCCTCTTGCACAAGCAATATGGGCAACTGGTCGGTAGAGAAGGTTCGCTTTTGAGGGGCTTTTGTTTGTTTTGCTTTCAAGGTTATTTTCCTTTCTTATAGAGGTTAATAATTTTGTGAGCTACCCGAGCATCACGATACTTCTCCAGTGAGATGTATCTAAAGTGATCCGGTATATCCGTTTTACGGGACAGCGGAATCTCCTCAGGGGTCTCAGCATCTTCGGGGAATCTGGGTACTTTACCAGAGACTCCACTAGGTGCTTCCTCCCAAACATACCAACTCAATGGAAAAGTTTGGTGAGAGGCCAAAGACCTCAGAGCATCAATGTGAAGGTCACTTAGGTCGGTGGTTATCATGAATTCATTAAGAGCACGCCGATTACGGTGCGTGTACTCTTTCCTTTCTTTGGTATTAAGCCAAGAATAGGCGAGGGCACGCCCTAAAGGACTCTCTGAACGAATCTGATCGTTCAACCAAAAGCCTGGACACATTGCTTCAAGGATAGAAAGCTTTCCAGAAGGGATCCGGAATTCCTTCGGATAACCCTTTAGGAATAATGCTCCTATACCTTCAGCGAGATACTCTGATAATATCGTCTTTTGAACCGAGATGACTCCACCAAAACGCTCAATGAGGTTTTGGTACCTATTAAAGATATCAATGGAGTCACCTCTATCACACGCAATCACAAGATCATCACCGCAAATACAAGCCTTTGCTTCAGTTCTTGCAATGGCGAATTTGACGATGACGTAATGTGAGAGTTCAAACATAGGAAAAGAAAGGAACAATCCCATGGGTTGTCCATTTGAGTATTTCACAGTTCCCAGTCCTTTGCCCTTTTCAGGTTCAAATTCTTCAAACCTGTAAGCAGCAGGGAGCTCGAGAAACTTAAAATACGAAATAGGAACACCCATTGAGGAAAGTAGTTTTATTTGGAAATCTCTGGATAAGCGATCTGTAGCATTGCTGAGGTCGATCGACATCATGAACTTACCCTTTTCCAGATTGGTAAGAATGAAGTCTCGCATCTTAGTTTGATCTCCAGACGCAATCTCATCCTGTTTCCAAAGCCAAGTTCTGAGCCAATCAGCTAGGCGTTTTGTCCTAAGCTGTATAGCCCAGTGGCCTACTAATATAGTCCTAAACTTCCCTTTGTCTTCAACTGTTGTCAACGTACCTAATAATTGTGGATCATTATTCTCGTCTTCATATAGGAATCGGATCTCTGCTGGAAAATCAGAGTCCTTTCGCCCATATGGTCCGGGAAATGTCCGCCCACTATCGGTAGCATAGGCTTTCTGAGTATTGACTGCATCTACCGGTTCCAATACTGAATTTGGGACTGATGGTAGACGGCAATACTGCCTAAGGTATCGAATATAGGCCTCAGGAACCGTTGACCTTGGCGTTGAAATGATAGGTTCAAGAGAAGGCTTACCCCAAGTCTTTTGCCTGTACGATTTAAGTACCGTAAGAACTAAACGGACCTTATTAGGATTCCGTAAGTTTCTTACTAAATACTTAAAGAGCGCAAGCTTCGGTATTATGTATCCTCTGTATCTGGTAGATTTAAACCATGGTGCTTGATAGCCCTGGTTTCCCGATAGGATTTGAATAGCCCAAAGGACTAATAATTTCAAACGTCCAACGGTCCACTCAGGTCCATTGGTTTTCAACCAGTCAGTGATGAAGCTCCCAAACTTGGATGGTAACTTAACGGCAAAAGGGATGCGATGGAGCCTTCCATCAATCTCGGCTGACCTGACGGTGCCCCAAAGGGAGTCCAGCTGTAACATAAGTCCTCCTTTCGGATGTGCTTACTTTCTGACTCCATGAGGTTGGAGAAAATCCAACCGGGAGGGCT